GATGTATAACAAGGAGGGTAAGAAATTGCCCAAACGTATGCAGGAGGCTAAACCCCACCTGCGAGAGTCGGATATGGCTCTTATAAATTCCTTTGCTCAGAATCTCTACGCCGTGATGATCCAAGATGTCGCTACTATTTCCTTTGGGCAAGTACTCATGCTCGAAGGAACTATTGGCGTCACTGCTTGGCACGTCGCGAAGAAGATGATGAAGGTTAAAGAACAAGGAAACAACCAAGTGCTGTTGACCCAAAGCTACGTTGCTAACGACAAAGCGCACTACAATCGCATGAACATTGCGATTCCTGAAGTAGTATGGGCCGACAAAACTGAGTTGGCATTCTTGGTCTTCGGACCCAGCATGCGTCCTCATGCTGACATTACCCGACATCTCATGACCGATGACGATATTAATCGTGTCATGGAGTACGGTATTGAAGACATTGCGATGATCTATCGCGATCGAACTGGACAAAGACAAATCGTCGAAGCTACGCATGGAACCGTCGAAGTCATGAAAGAAGGAATTTTTGAAGATGACGAAGACGCCCCGTATTTAGTTTACGACGCACGTACGGTTGGTGGTGCTTCTGGAGGACTGACCATGACCAATTCAACGGTCTATCCTCGCAAGATCATGGCGTTGCACGCTGGCGGCTCTCACGCCACCGCATACGACTCCATCCTCACCTACGAACTGTACAAGAGCATGCCCCTTAAAAGTAATGGCTCGATCGTTTTGACCCCTGAACTAGCGATTGAGCCACACATGGTGACATGCACACCCAAGGACCAGATAGTTCCACTGGGTACCCTTAAGCATGGTCATTCGTCTGGTGGCAAGAACACTATTGCCCCCTCACCTTTGTCCAAACACTTGAGATTTGACCCTCACTATCCAATTCAACCGGTTACTATTCCGACTGTGCTGTACGACCGCCCAGTTGGAGATGTTGCCGACCAGTGGATCCGCAAAGGAATGCTAGATCCACAGGTAAAAGAAACCCTTCCCGACCCCGAGAAGGTGCTGCGTCCGCGTGAAAACGCATACGCAGTTGCCCCCCCATTCGTCAATATTGACCCCCATTTGTTGCATTATGTTTATGATCCAAATGACCTCCCCTACATCCCTGGTGGCGTGTATCACATGCTATCGTTTGAACAGGCGGTCTTTGGTGTCCCTGAACTAGGCATACCACCCATCGATTTCACGACATCGTGCGGCTACAACTGGAATCCCAAAGAAATGCCTGTTTTCACAAGGCAAGCATTATTTGGTATGAAAACCAGAGATCACCGCACACATTTCGAAGAGTGGCATCCCGAGCTACGAAGGGCGTTGAAGAAGCTACTGGAGGTGATTGCTGAAGGCAATTTTCCAGTCGGCCCCGTTGTTGACGCACTGAAGGCCGAGAGGCGCAAAATATTGCGCGTTCTTGCAGGTAACACCCGCATGTTTTATGCGGGGTCCATTGTTTACCTTATAGTTTCGCGCATGATCACTGCGCACCTCACGGCTGTAGAGAAGCACTATTCTACGGTATCGACGTCTGCTGTTGGTATTTCTGCCACTTCTCATGAGTGGAAGGAAGTGCATCATCGACTCGCGAAGCATCCAGACTACATAGTCACGGATCAAGTGAATTTCGATATGCACAACCAGCTAGTTCTCACGCACGTTATTGGTGAGAGACAGGCATGGTCGTTATCGGCGAATAAGATCGACGCTTCCCGAATCAAGGATGTTTGGCGCGAGGTATCAGGCCGTGACTTCGCCGTGGAGGATTTCCGCCACTGGTATAAAGCCATGTGCTTGTCCACGTGTGTCGCCGCTCATGTCGACGGTGCGCGTGTTTACCTCGATGCCCAGACTACAAATTCTGGCGTTGATCGCACTTCTCAGCTAAACTCCTACCGCAATAAGCTTTCCATTCGCGCAGTGTTTCACGTGTGTGGCCAGGATAAGTACGAGGATGAGCTGACCTCCGTTCACGATTTCTTTAATCGTCACGTTGAGACAGCTTTGTACGGCGATGATCAAATCATATCGCTGGACAGCCGCGTCATTACTTGGTTCACTCCATATGACTATGCCGAAGCTACGAGAAAATTGTTAGGAGGCCGTGTGACGACACCGTCGAAGACACCTATCACCCCAGATACGCCTTATACTAACTGGGATGAGGTTGAATTGCTGAAGCGCAACTTCCGCAAGATCGACGGCAACGTCTACGCACCTCTCCAAAAACAAGTGATCGAAGAAAGTCTACACTGGGTGAATAAGGCAGCTTATGGCCATTTCATCGCAGCTGAAACCGTGCGAAGCGCGCTTTTAGAAGCCGCATTCCATGGTCGAGAATACTTCGATCTGCTCTCAGGAGTTTGCGAACGGGCCTGCCGTAAGGCAGGAGTCGAGTACACCCGGTTGGATTACGACAAGGTGCGCTCGATGGTGGAGGAGTAAGTCCTCCAACCCGCTGTCCGGCGGGACGTTAAACACGCAATCATGGGTTGCCAGATCCCTAGAAACTGGCTGATCCGACTATAGGTCGTGAGCACTTAGGTGCCGTTCGTCGCGTGATAGACGAGGTTGAATTGTGACTGTTTACAACTACCGCAATGAGTATGCTATCTCTAATGCGGCTAGGCTGCTTTCGCAATAACTGGGGGATGAGAATCTCTCTCCCTAACAACCTACCAAAATGGCTTCCGGCGAGTTTGCTGGTGAGCAGCTCGACCCCAAGATCATTCACCTCGAAAGACAATAATTCTCTGTCTGTGTTCCAGGAGAACACACTTGTTAAGACCCAAACGCAGCTCACTTCGTTTGCGGAGTCTACCCCAGAGGGCCTCGCGTCCGTAGGACACTCAGATGCTTTACATGCTATGGGTAATCCTTATCCGGACCCTGACCTTCGCAAGGTTCTGTCGCGCAAGTATCAAATCGCGACTTTTACGTGGGCCGACACGGA